GAGGATTTGTGGCGCCACTAATTATTCGAAGTATGCCGCTTACGACGTCGAGATTTTTCATAACACTATGATGGCTTGTCTCTGCCAATGTATGCTTATTGCTACAAAGTCCGCCCTCTGTCGGCCTCAAACCGACTTGACGGCGCTTCGGATTTTTCGTCCCGCGGTGGATACTACGGACAAGTAGTTCACCGCGACTGGTATGTCGTCCGGCCCATTCAAGGACCAACTGACATTGCTAAGAAACCATTCCACCCTGACCCGTCCTGGGAGTGCATCTCAGGCAAACGGTTTTGGAAGAATGGCGAAGTCTGTTTCCCTCAAGACAAAGTGAGAGAAGGGAAATTGCGCGACTATCGAACTGTGTTTGGGTATAACGTTGGTCACAACGGTAACGTCCTTATGCGATCTAGTCGGAACATGCGGTATGGGTTACGCCGATTACTCTCATCACGCCCTTCACCTCCTGGTTGGGCACCAGGTCTCCATCATGCATGGTTGGAGTCCCGTCAAAATTCATACATTCTCAATCATTTCAAAGAACTTACTGCATTCTTCTCGAAGTGGACTCTCAACGGGTCTGTCGAGGACCTCTTTTTAGAGGCGGAAGAACATCATGGCGACCCCCATGCCAAGCGTCTCTTGCGCATACAAGCTTTTAAAAACTTGTGTGAGTCGGGAATCCTTGGCAAAGACGGTTGGCTCGAAAAACTCCCGCTTCTGAAAATGAAGGTTGACGAGATTGCTAAGAGTATGAAATGGATTCGCTTCATTGGCGACTTAGGAACCGCAGCATCTTTGCTAGGTTTCCGTGTCACCAAGATGATGAAATATATGATGGCTGCTGAGCCGTTATATTATAAGAATGGTGCCATTGAATTCTGTCCTGGGCCTTCGCCCGCTGAGCTCATCCCTGTTTTCACCAAACTCATAACACCACCTGGACGGTTCTACTTCGTATACTTTTCGGACGATTCTTGTTTTTCATATCGAGATTCTTCTGGAGCAGTTTCTTTTTACAACCTCGACATTTCTTCTTGTGATACTTCTCACGGTCCCAACCTTTTCACGTTGCTTTGCAGCATCTTTGGAAAGGACATGACAAAAGATTTGTTAAGGATTGTTGAGCAGCTTCGTAAACCTATCCGAATCGTCGACCCCTCCAATAAGAAAAACAAGGTCATCATCCGCTCCGACAAACCCCGTTTGTTGTCCGGCTCCACCATCACAACTGTCATCAACAATCTTGCTAACGTGTTGATCGCACGCTGCATCGCAGACGCCAATTTCGACTCACCCAACTTCAGTATCGCTGCACAAGCGAAGCGCTGCGGTTATGTTTTGACCGGAGGAAGCGCCTGCGAAAAGCTTACCGATCTACATCAGATCCAATTCCTCAAACATTCACCCGTGTACTGCAATAAGGGCTCGCTTCGTGCGTTGCTTAATATTGGAGTCATGCTCCGCTCTAGCGGTCAATGCAAAGGCGACCTCCCAGGTCGCGGCAGCATCGCCGAGAGAGGAGCTTGCTTCCAAAGAGCTTACTTGCGCGGTATGTACCCAAACGCATCCTTTCCTCTGCTTAGAGCTATGCGTGCCATTTGTGCCTCACCTTCCACCTCAGTTAAGAATGAGCTTGCTGCGACCGCTATGGTCCAGAAGAGCCTTCTCTACAAGGTCACGGCTAAGGTCGACAAAACATGGTACGTCAGCGATTTCGAGGTTGGTCTGCGCTACGGTTTCCTCGGGAACGAGATGGAAGCTGTCACTGAACTCATGGCCCATACCGGCTATGAAGAGACGACCACTTCCTTTGAACTCGGAGTGATTTTGGGCCATGACTACGGCCTGAAAGCTCACGAATTTGATGTTGACGATCTGATCGATTGCGATCACAATTGACGCCTTAACGTCACAACTTCCTCTTTACTCCTCCTGCTGTAGGAGAAAACGGAACTTCCTTGGACTCGGAAGTAAAACACTGGTACCCTGTCTAGCTGGTTATGCTGCGT